CTTATTCCTCCTCGTTAAACTGATACTGAAACTCTGTCAAGCTATCTTCCACAGACGATACTATGAATCCAATCGTAAGTATCTTTGATTGTCCTACACTCTCATATGCATGTAACATACTTCCTTCTAATGCATCCGTCAAAGTTTCTTCTTCCGTCCAGGTCATGCCTGCATCATAGGATAGCTTAACTTTTATACCTTCATGGATTGCTGTTGCTCCGGTGATTCCATAGATACTTACATCCGACATATCACACGTTGCCTGTACGATCTGTGCATGCGGTACCGCCGTGATCGTAATCATTGTATCTAGGATTGTGTCAGCTGCAGTCCATTTGTATATCTTCGGTGATTCTAATTGCAAGATATAGTCCGATGCCGGTGCTGTATCTAATCCATGTGTCTCGAAATCTGCTGCCTGCAAAATATCTCCTGAAATAGTTATTTCGTTTACTACATCATCCTGAATCGTGTAATACTTGTCTTCCGACCAGAGCAGATACTTCACAACCTGTTCTGTCTCACTCTCAGCATCTCCACTCTCACTTGCAGAATTGAGCACATCACTAACAATAGCACTCTGGATTGATTCAAATTCTGTTGTGTGTAGCTCAACAACATTCATCATTCCACGGTCTATGCTCTGATTTGCCGATTTGTTCACAAACTCCGTTGCAAGTTTGAATGCTCCATCTTTCGTTGTTACATACCGCGATGAGTATGTGCATTCACTGTCGGTTGTAAATGTCCAGCTCACGATTCCCCAGCGGATTTCTGCCTTATCAAGCAGATTTCCAACTGTTGTTATATCCTCCAATTGAACGGTCTGGAGCTGTTCTTCTACGATATTTTTATCTACATCTATCATATCTGCAACAACCGTACATATCATATTCTTTGACACAGTGAGAGAATCCAATACTGCAATTTGTGTAAGCTTTTCTTCCAGTGTGATAAATCCATCCCATTCAACTGTACCGACCAATCCCTGACCATAGATAACCGCGCGTACCGCCCCCGGCGCTATTGCTATACTGCCACCGGCAATGTTTAACTTTACCATCCATCGATTGATGGAGTTTTCTTCAATCATAAGCATATACATCAAACTCAGTATATGCTTTCCGTTTTTCCATGTCTCTGTGGGATTATATCCTATGATTGTTACTTCATTCAGCGTGTATTCGATGGTTCCGATCACATCCGCTTCCGTCGCTGTTGCTTCAAGCAGGATTTCCGCCTGAAAGAGTACTCCGATTGATACGGATGATGTAAAGCGGATATCGATAATTGCTTTAGATTCACCATCACCGATCTGGATTGCACTCGCATTCTCATAATTAAAAAATAATATCTCATTTGTTGATACGTTATTCCGCAGCCCTTCCAGATTCTTATCCGTCTTGCTCTTCGCTGTCGCAAGCGCCGGATCTGAACCAAAGCCGGTTATCTTATACCCGCCATTAAACGTATAATCATACATCATCACACAGCCAAGCTTCCCCGGTGCAATACCATCCGTACACCGGATGATATCTCCAAGGTCATACATGGCACCGCACAGGCAGCTTGTCTCAAACGGCACATAGTCAATCTGCAAAAGTGCTGTCAATACCGCGCGCCGTATCTGTTCCTTGTAGCTGTCTACACCATATTGCAGGAATGGGTTGGAGCCAAGATTGTATGTCAGATAATTGTCCGGATTCGAACCGTAATAGCTTGTAGTATCGTCTGCCATATTCACGCACGACAGTCCGGAATAGCGTGTCTCAAACTTACTGAACTTTGAGCCGGTAAACCGTTCATGATTCGTAAGTGTATCAACAACATTCTGCGTGTAGCTTCTAAGTACAAGCTTTCCTTCGCGATCCATCGTCGCAATGGTACCTGTTGCCTGTGCTACCCAGAATACAAAATCCTGCCATGTCTCGATATCATTCTCTGTATAAAGCGAAAGACTCTCCGTTCCGTTCGGAAGTGCATCTACATCTGCCTGTGTCAGTCCCAACTCTACCTCACAGGTTGTGCAAGCAAGCGTTAACAACTCATATGGTGTGCCAATTGTAATATCTACCGTACAGGATCGATTGAAGCGAGCCATGTTGTCATATGCTGTGATATCAACGCCATACTCCGTGTCATTTGCTTCTGATACTGTATAGACGCCAAGCGGTACATCTTCCCATGCGGTACCGCCAATCAAGAGTCCTTCTGATACTATGATCTGTGCATTCGTCCAATCTGGCACCTGCAGATCCGGCTTGAATGTGCACTTCAACTCTCCTATGTACACACTGCCGATCTTGACATCGTTCTGCTCGCTGCACTGATTCGTTATCGTGAAGGAACCGCTTAATATGTCATGATTGGTAAATGCGATTTTATTTACTGTTCCGGCCAGGCGGAACGTCTGTACTTTTCTTTTTGTTTGTTTCAGATATTCTTCTGATACCTGATACATGCTACCGCCTCCTTGCTTTATAACTCTTCCGCGCCGAAAGATACCGTCCAATACCCTTGTGTGTTCTGGCTATATTCCGAATTCTTCTCCAGATCGCAATCAATACTCTCAATCCGCACCGTATACTCCGCTTCATCAATCTGCAGTTTTACCGACTGCATCTTTGCATATCCAAGCATCTTGTTCTTCCATCTTGAAGATACCTGGAACTTCAACGAGCCGGAGTATTTTCCGGCTCGCACGTCAATTGCAAGATCATCCCCTGCTTCTGACTGAAATGTATTTGATACTTTGCTGAAGCTCTCTGAATAATCGATTGGATTTGGTACACGTTCGCCATTGATTTTTACATATTTGTTCAGCATTATCTTCCTCCTGATCTGTAATTATTGATCTGGTTCGCACGTACAATGATGTCATTTAATTTTGACTGACCGATATATACCGGGATCACAATATCTCCTGCTGCCATCGCTGTCTGATTACCTGCAAGTGCGGCTTTCATCTCACGTGCCACGGCCGCAATCCACTTTTCGTTTTGATCAAGCGGAACAACCGCCTCGGCGCCATTACCTTCCAGTAATCCGACCTGTCCTTTTGCAAGCACACCGCCTCGTTCCAATTGCGGTACTCCAAGCTTACTGATCTTTGACAGGCTGACACCCGGTATCTTGTTGATTACACCGATCACAGCATTGATTGCACCGATGAAGCCGTTTATAATTCCGATTGCCTTGGATAAGACAAAATTAACGGCTGTTTTTACTGCTCCGGAAATCGCATTGCCGATTGCCATACCTGCACTTTTGAAGATGCCTGTAACAGAGTTCCACACACCTGAAAAGAAACCGCCTAATCGATTGAAGATATTTGTTATGCCATTCCACGCCTGTTGGAATATGCCTGTGAAAAAGCTTCCAACCGTGCTGAATACATTCCTTATGCTTGACCATGCATTTGTCGCGACGGACACGATCCCATTCCATATGCCTGTAAAGAAGCTTCCAATCGCTTGAAAAGCAGATGTGAAGAATTCCTTAAACGCCGTGACAAGCTGTGACACCTTCTCACAGAAAGATTCCCATACAAACTGTGCCACCTCTACGATTGCATCCCAGTTTTTGATTACTACGATAATTGCAGTGATCACGGCAATAACCGCAGCGGCAATCAGAAGAAACGGACCAATTGCAGTGACAACTCCGGTAATGGCCGGAATCATGGTTCCTGTAATAAACGTAGATGCGGTACCCATCCATGTTGTGATAGAACCGACTAAAGACACTATCTGACCGCCGAATGTGATAATCTTACCCACAGAGGATATGAGTGTACCAATTATCACAATCAGCGGTCCTATCGCCGCCGCAATTGCTGCAATCATCACAATCTGCTGTTGTGTCTCCGGATCTAAGTCACGGAACTTTTGTACTAACTCCTGTATTTTCCCGGCTATCTGCTGAACGATTGGCATCAGGATCTGACCGATTGATATTGCGCAGTTTTGGATTGCCGTCTTCGTCTTCTCAAACTGGATGGACGGATCAGAAGCTTCCAGTGTATCAAATGCTTTTTGCGCTGTTCCTGTAGAACTTTCAAGTTCTTTAATTGCTCCTGTAAAGTCGTTCGTATGCTGGATGATGGTTGCCGCTGCCTTGGCTGCTTCCTGTGAGCCAAACATGTCCGCAAGACTCTTTCCACTACTGTCCGCTTCATCTTGTACAATCTGCAGTACATCTGACAGATTGTACCCTGAATTCATCAATTCGCTAAACGATTTGCCTGTTTTTTCTTTTAAGATATCCGATGTTGTACTTCCCGACTTACCAAGTTCATTCAACATACCATTGATGTATGTTGTTGATTCAGCTGTTCCAATACCATTTTTTGTCGTTGTAATATACGCTGCGCTCAGCTGATCCAGATTCACGCCATACATCGCCGCTGTCGGTATAACCTTACCCATTGATGCACCTAATTCGTCTACGGTCGTTTTACCAAGATTCTGTGTTGTGATCAGCTTATCAGACACACTTGATACCTGATCTGCTGACAGTCCATATGCATTCAACGCTGTGGTCAGTGTGTCTGTTGCGGTCGACATGCTTGTAAATCCTGCCCTTGCAAGCACGTTCGCCTGTTCTACAAATCCAACAGCATCCTTGGTCGACTGACCTGCGGAAATTGCCTGATACGATGCTTCCGCAATCTCCGCGGCACCCATACCGGTACTATCGGATAAAGCCATAATCGAAGAGTCAAGATCATCTATTGGTGTCTGTGTTGTATCTGCAATCGTAGACAGCTTCGCCAATGCGGAAGAGTAATCAGTCGCTTCTTTGACCGCCGCGGTACCTCCTGCCACAACCGGCATCGTAATTGTTGCCGTCATCTTTCCGCCAAGTGCAGATACCTTATCTCCTACACCTGTAACCTTTTCTCCAAGTTCAGATATGTTGTTGCCAACTTCCTTGATATGCGCACCTGCTGCCTGCATCTGACTTCCCAGCACAGACGATGCCTGTCTTGCCTGCTTCTCCAGATTTGAGAGTTCATTTGTCGTTGTAACAATCTCTGCTTGCAACGCATCATATTCACCCTGTGTGATGTTTCCAAGTTCAAGTTCCTTTTTTGCGGATTCGGCAGCCTGCTTCTCCATATCAAGTTTTTCTTTTGTTTCTTTGATTACTTCATTCAAAGCATTCTGTTTTGCTTTGAGAAGATCTACATTTTTCGGATCAAGCTTGAGTGCTTTCTCAACCGAATTCAACTGGCTTTTCGTTGTTTTGATCTCTGAATTGGCAGCTTTCAGTGCTTTCGTAAGCCCTGTTGTCTTTCCATCGATCTCAATTGTAATTCCCTTGATCTGTCCCAAGTAGCCACCTCCTTACATAGCTGCAAATTTATCAAAGTCATCCTGCGTTGCCTTGAGTGGGTAGTTATACGTGTCGTTGTTGCTCTCAATCATCATGTCGAGCACATCTCCATGTGTTAACTCATCAAGGTCCTGCATCGATATATGTAGTGAAAAAGCCCGTAGCATGAAGATGTTTGTATTCATCTCCCTTACTGTTGACTTTGGTTTTTTTTTAGTTCACTTGTGGTCGTAATATTGCGATTCCATACATTCAAGATGGATGTAATTGCCGCGGGATCTTGGAAGTCTGCTTCTTCAAATTCTTCCATCCATGCAATGTACCCTTCTTCTGAAGCTTCCTTAATCTCCTTTCGGTTTTGCATGTTCATCACATACGCAAGCTTCGATGTATATTCAATCGCATCAAGCTTGTCTACGTCTTCTACGTTTTCCAGCTTCGCAAGATCCTTTAACAGCTCGCGCTTAAAGATCTGCTTGTATCGAATCGCAGTCGCTGCGTTGCTCTCAACTGCTACTTCTCTCTGTCCAATTCTGATCACTGATCTCATAGTATCCTCCGTTTCTGTTGCACCGGTGCAACTTTATATATTTGCAAGAAAAATGGGACGGTATCTTCTACCATCCCATTTCATAATGATTGATATTAACCTGCTGCCTCTGTTTGTTCTGCCGATGTTGGCTCCCAGACTTTTGTGTACCATTTCTTATACACGTCATCTGTTGTATTTGATCCGGTTGTTGCCTTAACCAGATTTTTTTCCTTGCCATTGATCACGTTGACATCCGGACGTGGTGCAGCCGTAATTGTCACAGATTCTGTCACCGGCTCCGTGCTATCCTCTTTTGTCTGGGACGCAACGGAGTGTCGTGTCAGTGAGCAACGATACAACACATGTCTGCGTGCCTTTTTATCTCCTGAAAACTCAAACATAAGCGCAATATACTTCTGTTCGTCTGTCGAAGATTCAACGAGTACACCATCAACCTCTTCCTGTCCCATTACCTCAGTTTCCACGTCCTCCGGCACAAGCGCAGATTCGAAATCTCCCTCATAACCGGAATTGCTTGACAATACGGCATACGCGGTATCATCCGCATAAAACGTGTTGGATTCTCCGGACGGATCAAGCGACAGACTTACTGCTCCCGGCCATTTCTTTGGCGTACTGTATGTACTCTTGATTGTGCCATCCTCCTGCTCCGTCTCTGTGATTATCGCATAGTGCGTATTTTTCAGTCCAAACTTAATCTTATTTTTTTCTTTACTCATCTTTATATTACCTCCGCTTCGTATATGGTCATAAATACTTTCTGCTCGTTCTTGAACTCGTCTGTCATGCTCCATGGGATCTCTGCTTCATTCAAAGCATCTTCGATCAACGCTTCCAGCTTCTCATCCTTCTTCGTACTATACAACACAGCACGCATGGAGCTGATTTTCTGATACACCTTGTCATCTGCGAAGAAATTGCTATCCGCATGGCATGTGTATGTGATAAAAGGTACTTTCGTGCCTACCGGTGCATGATCATAGTGTACAGTCACACCCGGTACCGACAAGACATTCTTTACATCTGCAATTGTCATCCTTTTTCCACCTGCCTTTTGAATTCTTCCGGGAACTCATCCTGCGCCCATGCTTCCACCGGGGCAATATGTTCTTGCGCTTCTGCACGTTTTTTCTTCACAACTCCATTGATTACTACGTCATGTCCATGCTCCAGAAGATGTGTCAGCTGGTACTGCTCGTTATATACCGTCATTCCCCCCGATGTTTTCTTATGCTTCCAGCCATTCTTATACTTTTTCCCTTTTGTACGCTTGTTGTTGGGTGATGTCTTTTTCAGCTCCTTTACAGCTTCCTTTGCTGTTTTCTCCGCTGCCGTATCAACCGCAGTGTGCACATGATGCTCAAACGCCGAAAAAATCGATTGTAATTCCATATCAAGCTGTCCAATTTTAATCGTCTTGTTCGACATACGTCACCCCTGCTTTCTCTTCAGCATAAAGCTCGATCGTATCCGAATCTGTACGCTCATAGGTGCGATAGATCCCATATACCTTGTCTTTGTACTTTACAAGCTCTTCGCCGTTGTAATTTATCTTATCTGTGTCAAAGCGATACTTCGGATTCATACCGACCTGCCCGGCTTTGAAGAATTCCTGGCGATCAACAGACTGTACTTTGCATATTACTGCACGCTCGGTCTTCTCAACGACAACCGGATTGCCGATATCATCTGTCTCAGTCTTAACCGCGATCAATATGATTTCGTCATCCATCCTCTTCCACCTTCGCTTTCTGTGCAAACAGGCGATTGTTGAGTTCATACCGTAACATGCGTGGCATCTCCTCACCGGTTGCTCTTTTGCGCCACATCCACGCCGCATAGCTTATGATAAGCTCCTCATCATCCACAGGTGGATCCTCCGGGAAGGTGATACCCTCCCGTTCGATCCGTTTCTTTGCAGTCTGCAGATACTGACTCAACCGCTTATCATACACCGTGGCAGATATTCCAAGGTCGATCTTTAACATTGTCAACTTATCTGCATCTGTCATAGATTACTCCTTACTTGATGCAGTCGCTTTATTTGCTGTATCTTCCGCAAATGTCATATCTGCTGTCGGTGTAGTTCCAAGGATTCCGATTGCTACGAAGCCCTCTGCAATCACCGGAAGACCGTCATATCGTGCCAATCCCTTATATACTGTCTGATCTTCCAGGAACTTCACATGCTCGGACTGTGTGATCTGTGCGCCCTCACGCTCGGCAAGGAGATATAAGTCACCATACCCGCCGACAATTACATTGTCCGGGATGAAATCGAGTGTTTCAATCGCACCACCAACGATTGGCATGGTGTCCCCCATTCCGGTAGCGATTGCGCCCGCTGCATTAAAGCTGAGTGCCTCTGCTACGAGCTTGGTCTTTGTTGTCTCGTTCATAGCCCAGAAGCGATTACCTGTCGAATACTTGCCCTTGGCATTCCCTGATGCAATCACAATCTCCTTGAACAGATCAACACCCTTCTTTGCGGCTGCAATTGATACAATGTTTGAGGAAGAAAGATTCTTCCACTCACGCGCTGTATCTGGGTAAGTCTCCGGTTTTGCCGCCTGCGCCAGACGTGTGACGACACCCGTTGGCATCTTCTTTGATGTACCATAAAGGATTGCCTTATCAAGTGCCAATCCGATAGACTGTCCAAGCGATGTGATGATGGTTGATGCAAGATCAATGTCGGAATCCTTCAGCACGGCATTGTTGATTACCATATATCCGGCAACCTTGTATCCATCTACCTCCGCATCGTTGAACACCAACGACAGCTCGTTGATAGCCGCATTCATCTCTGTCCAGACTGCTTCCGGAATCGTGCCCTGAATCGTCTGTCTTGCCTTACCCGGCACAGACTGCACACGTACATGCTTATAAAGCTTTGAGTACTCCTCGATGTTCTCACGAAGAAGATCAAGCATCACGCTTGGAATTGTAAGCTCTGCACCTGTAATCGCGCGGTTCTGCACACCATTTGTATAAAGTGTACGCACGTGCTCCAAAAATCCATGTACATCCTCCCGCGCAAGGAACGCATCGCGCTCCTGTACTGTCATACCAAAAAACTTCTTTCTTGTTGTTTTCACTGTTTCCTCTCCTCTCTTTCTTGCCTCTGGTTCCGGTTCTGCCTGTCTCTGCTTGCTTTCGAGTTCTGCAAGCTCGGACTCCGTATCCGATACTTCCTTTTCCAGAGTTCTTACTGACTCGTCATTTTCTTCCTTGTCCTTCTCGTACTGCTCTACTTCCTGTGACACTGCCTCCTTCTCTTCGCCTGTCTGTGCCTCTTCAATGGCTGCTTCCAGCTCCTTCTCACGTGTTGCAAGCTCCTTTGCCTTCTCACGTGCCTCTGTGAGCTTATTTGTGACTTCGCTCAGCTTCTTTCTGAGCATGATAACCTTTAACATGATCCATTTCCTCCTTTTAATTTTTGCTTCATGTCAAGTTTCCACACCTCATTTTGTCGCGCCCGGATGGTGTCGATATCCTTTTGACGTGCATTGACACTTGTCTCTTCGTAAGCAGGGAATGTACATACTGACACTTCATACAGCTTGACTTTCTTGATTTTCCAGTGAACAGAACCATCCTCACGGACGTCTGTCTCTTCATCCAGAATATCAAAGCCAAAGCTGCACTGATCCACGTCATGCCGTTTCACTCTGGCGTACAGATTCATTGCATCCGAATCATCCGGATTAATGTTTATATGTCCCCAGAGTCCACGCTCATCCTGTCGTAGTGTCAGTGTTGCTGCTTTCGTTCGTCCAAGCACCATGCTCGTGTCATGATTGATTAACGCGCGGATATCATCTGAAATTGTCTCAGTAAATGCTCCACTTTCGACACTTTCGCTGTAACCCGGTGCAATAATATAGGTGCTATTAAAAACGGCGAAGTAACCTTCAATCGAAAGTGCCTCGCCGTCTTCTCTCGTATTAAATTCCGATGCGACAGATCGTATCTGTCGAATATGTCTATCCATTGCTTTCTCCCTTCTGTACCAATTTTTTCTGTGCTGCTGCCATGTCCCACGGTATATAGTTTTCAAGCACTCGAAGTTCGTCCAATCCTTCCCTTGGCGACATTCCTATCTTGTCTCTGACTTCATTTCCAGTCACAAAACCACGGTCTGACAGCGAACCGAATACGGATGCTATCGTCGTCAGATCCCAATCCATCACGGACATGGCATTGAACTTGATATACATATTCGGACTGTATATCAGTTTCCGCGTCATCTCCTGCTGTAATCCTGTGACAATCGTCTTTATTTTCGTCTTGACAAAATAGTTCCACTCGTCCTGCTTGTATGCTCCAACGCCAAGCACGAACGCAGGCACCCCCAGAATTGCGGCTACACTTTGCTTGTCCAACTTTACATTGTCAGATATCGCAAGATCTGACAGAGACAACGGCTTGATCTGTTCTATCTCAAACTGCTCCGCAGGTATCAGCCACGGTGCACCGGCTTCTCCAGAATTCATGTACTCATTGATCAGCTTCTGTCTGCCCTTTGGCGACGAGAATTCTTCCGTCATTCCATCCACTTTGACGATCAGGCTTGGCTTGTACTTACTCTTCATGAAAGCGTTTGTTGTGATCTGTGCCTGCCGCAGGTTATCCGCGACGTCTTTCAACTGTGCTGTAACGCCCTGCCCTTTGTACAGGTATGTCTTATCCGGATTATATACAAAGTGCATCACCTCATCCGGGGCATAAGGGATTCCATCAATCATCACATGATATCTGGTGTAATCGCCCTGATATGATACTCTGTTTGCAGCCACCGGCTCCATATCAGACAGATATCCATCTTCCGTGTATACTTTCACAACCGAATTGCCTTTGCCATACAGGAGCAGATTCATCACAATCGCTTCTATAAACGTCTGCCGCGTCATGGTACTGCACGGGTTTATATCAATCTTTCGTGACAGTTCATTGATCACACGCTCGTCACCCCGTTCGGTGTTCTCCATGACGTGAATCGTCATTGCTCCAACCACTTCTGCAATCTTACGGCAGGCTGCTACAATCTCCGGGTTCTGGTCCAGAGATGTATAACCATCACCGCACAGGATGTCATATGCTTCCGCGCTTCCGATCAGCACCGCCGATCGTCTTGCTTTTCTTAGTGCCCGCTGTATCACGTTATTCTTTTTACTCATCTTCATTCTCACCTCCCCACCAGCTCTTTGATTTCTCGCTCTTTTCGAGCGAATTCAAGTATCTGACGCACGCAAACACACTCGAATCGAACAAGTCGATACGTGCCGTCGGTTCTATCTTCTCAAATTGGATCATGTCGTCGGTCTTCTCAATCGCATGTACATTCTGCACGCAGTACTCATAAGCATCTGAATGCAGGTAATACAACGTTCCATCTTTGGCAGATTTCTCAATATGCCGGAACCCCTCCGACTTCACGTAGAAATACTGTGGCTGGTCGACTATACGGAACCCTGCCTTTTTCATCTGGATAAAGTACTCACGTGCAAACTTCTTATCGTGACCAACCTGCTTGATCTTAAAGCCTTTGCTCCGCATCTCCTTGAACCAATTCACAACGTCTCCAACGTTAACCGTCGGCGTGTTGCACATTGTGAGCCAGCCATCATCCCTCCAACCGAATAAAGGTATGTTGTCTTCATCTGCTTTCCTTGCTGCTTCCGCAACCGGGAAAAAGGCATGTGTGATGATGATATCCACGCCCTTGTAATGTCCAAACAGTGCTGCTGCCGTAAGGTCATGCAGCTTCGACAAGTCGGCACCGCCGTACCAGTCGATTTTCATTTTTGCGAGATCCTCCAGTGTCCAGCTATACTTTTTATCAGAATTTTGGAACTCTTTGATATTAAAATATGCTTTCATCGCAGTTGTATAGATATTCAACTGCCTGCTCAAAAAGTCCTTGCGCTGTTGCGGATCATTCTGTGCCTGTATTGCATCTGCCAGAATCGCTTCTGGTCGGATTGTCACACCATATCCGGGGTTTGCTTTTTCGTGCTGAATCGGATTTGTGAAATCCACGTTGCCATTTTCGTCCTGATCGGCTCGTGATACGAAACAAAACAAATTATCATCCTTCACAGTTCCATCCAATATCTTATTCGCGTATTCCAGACGTCGATAGCAGAATGAGTTCATGTTATCGCCTGCGGTTGTGATACCGATCATCAGCTTGTTTGTGTATGCTGCCATTGCTTCCTTGAATCGGTTGTACTGCGATGCTCGCTTGAACGCATGCACCTCGTCCGCGATAGCTATATTGCAGTTGAACGAATCCTGCGTGTCCGGATTGCTGGCAAGTGCTTCGATGTACAGGGAACCCTCCGGCTCTTCATTCTCGTTGTAAAACGTGTACTCAATAGAGTGCTGTGCATTGTTATTCAGTACTTTGAACTCACCTATCATGCCCTGGTATCGCAAAGTATGCATGATATCGTCGAAGCTCTGCTTTGCCTGTTTCAGTGCCGCTGCAACAATATAGATTGTCGCACCTGATTTACGCTCTAATAACCCCAGAGCAAAAGCCAGCGCCGCTATAAACAGTGTTTTCCCCTGCTTTCGCGGGACAAAAATAAAGGCCTCTTTGTATCGTCTGATCTGAGTACCTTTATAGTAAAAGCCTATTAAGTTATATACGATGAATATCTGCCACGGCTGCAATATCAGCGGTGTGTTCCGCAGGGAATGTCCTTGCAGGTCCTCGCCTTTCACATGCACCATCACCCGCTCGATGATATTGATCACAAAATCCGGCTCTTTCGTGTGCAGTTCAAGATCATCGCGTTCCAGATCCGCCAGGAACCGTTTGCACTCTCGTACATTGTTTCCGGCAATGATCTTTCCAGCGACCACATCTTTCGCGTAGCGGATTGCCGCCTGCTTGTATGACTTAGCCGCCAATGTCCCGCAGGATGTCTCCTAATGCAGACACCTTTTTCCCTTTGATTGCTGATTCATCAATTTTTTTCAGCCCTGCCGGTGTGAGCCCCAGATCTCTCCAGTATGAAAGTGCAGATGTGTTCATATCACCCCAGCTCACTAATAGTGGATTTTTGGTCATGTTGGTACTTCCGTTTTTGTTCGTATGCTCCACTACAGGTTTGGCACCGGTTTCGACGTATTCCTGATAGACTTTGTCACGCTCTGCAAGTATATTTGCAAGCGTATCGATCATCGGAAGAAAAGCATCTCGATACGTGCCAACCGCCTTGGTTGCTGATATTATTCGATTTTTCCATGCTGTCTTTTTCACCCGGTTTCCCCCTTTCTCAAAAAATCCCGCGTATTTGGAAATGCTTCCACCCACCGTTCTATCCTCCGGCGCTCCAAAAACGCTAGAGAGGGGGGAGTCTGCTGCCATATCTCTTCTTCATACGCATTTGTAATTGTTTTCCTGTCGCTGTAAGCTCATGTGAATCCCGATCATGCATGCGGTTGTGGCACTTCTGGCATAGCGTGATCAGGTTGCAGTCGTTGTACCGCTCATCCGGATACTGTTCGACTGGGTACACATGATGCACATGATCTCCTGATCTTCGTTTGCCATATCGCTTACACTCTTGGCACTGGTAAGCATCTCGCCGAAGAATCACTGCACGTTTCCTCTTCCATCGTTTGTCGTTATACATCATTAGCTTCATCCTCTGACTTCTTCTGCAGGATGTCGATGGCTTTCGTGATCACTGCCGGAAGCTTCACGCCCATGAGCCCGGCATTCTCGACCAATGAGATTGTCTCGTTCGCTATAAAAGCAATCACGACCGCATCACGAATATAATTAGTGCCGATGACTAAATCTAATCTATACGCTACAATCACGAACACAAGTGTCATGCACTTCCGACATAATCCCTTCCATCCTGCTTTGCTCTCCAAACTGCCTGTATCAGTTTTGGGACTGTTCTTGAATACGCCAGCAACAATCAGCCCAGATACATAATCAATCGCCATGAATATGAGCAGGGTTTTAATACCTGCATCCCATCCGCCAAATACGGATGCTATCGCTGATCCAATCACTCCTACTACTGTACATATCGCCTGTTTCATCTTCTCTCCTTTCCAACGCAAAACAGCAGCTATATGGTTTCCATACAACTGCTGTTCTCCGTTTCTCTCAACTATCTTATGCTATCATAATATCACTTAATTTGTCCCCCGAGTACTCCACTTTCAGTTTTTCTTAAAACTTCCGAAGAACTCTCTCACTCTTACATATAGCTTAAAAAACAAATATGTGTATGTCTCTCTTAATGCAAGTCTATACAGCATCTGGTCCTGCAACGTCAGGCTCTCTACAAATTTCTTTTCGTTAAAGTAATCAATATACTCCTCAATGATCTCATACTCCGTTTTCATATCTTCTCACTTCACTTTCTTAGATAACAGGTAATAGAACTTCCGCCGGCTGCGATAGTATAATGCGCGCGACGCTGGCATTCCACGCGCTTCAAGCACCGGATATGTGCACTCAGTATCTGTTACTCCTGCCAATATATACTGTGCAAGTTCCTTGTTTGCTTCCACTGTCGTATCTTCAATCACCTTACATCTCTTGCTTAGTTCTGCTGCCTTGATCGCTGCGCTTGCCGTTGGGTTCGACAATCCACTTCCTGCTCCGGTTTCATGTGACCGAAGTCCTCGCAGTTCTCGAATCTCTTTTATCCAGTCCGGATACTGCATACAGTAGTGGTACAATTCCAAGAATCTATGCTTCCCAATGTTATAGCTGGCGACCGAGTTTCTTTGTCTCACCTTGCTCACGCTCCTTTATACTTTCTGTGTGTACTCCAGACATATCCAGCCTGCACCACTTTTCAGCTTTCCCCATTTCTGCCCGGATACTGTCTTTTCCGCCACAATCGTATATACGCCCTTGTCCCGGATCACTCCGATTATTGCATTTGCTGTACCCGCATCCTTACGAATATTCAGTGCCGATGCTGTGACCTTAACTCTATATGTATCTGTCTGTGTCTGCTCTGGTTGGACTGCTGCCTGCTCCGATGCCTTTGTTTCTCCAGCTGCATTCTGTTCTGTATTCATTCCAAGTCCAAGCGTTGCAAGGATTCCTTTCGCATATGCTACACCAAACGCCCGGCACTTCTCCTCTGTATCCGCTTTTGCCGCATCAGCTTTATTGTCTACAAATACACCCTCGCAGATAATCGCCGGGCATTTCGTCTGTCTAATAAAGCCAAAATAATCACTTCCGTATGCGTTCTTTTTTGTCTTTAAGCCACGGCTTTTCTGCCCAATCTTCACAACTTCTTTCTCTATGTTCTGTGCAAGCACCTTTCCTTTGCCGCCGTTCACACTGTGCCATACTTCGAAGCCTTCTCCGCCGCCTGCATTGTTATGTATATCAAGTGCCAGATCTGCGCCCCAATGATTGCACATTGTTGTCTTTTCGTTGATTGAGCTATCAATATCTCCAGTTCTGCTAATCAATACATCTACGCCATGCCCTTTCAGATAATCGCGGCATCCCTTTGCCATCTGCAAATCAATATCTTTTTCTACAAGATACTTCACTGCTCCTGGATCGCTCCCGCCATGCCCTACTCCAATATATACTTTTGCCATCTTTATATCCTCCAATCATTTTATATGTTTATGTTCTTTCAGTTTCCCAGATTCTCACCCCCTTCCTTCTTTAGATTTATGATATATTTTCTTAGTGCCAAAATAAAAAAGGTACCAACCAATGAATACTGGTCAGTACCTTTCCTTTTCTTGTATTTACTTGTTTTTCTCGATGAATTCTTTCATCATCATGCTAAGCTGTCCAGCTTGACTTACTCCAGCCTTCTCACATGCATCTGCAAATGCCTCTACCAGATCTCGCTTCAGCTTATATGATTTGCTTATCAAGCCAGCTTTTGCATTCCACTTGTCCTGCGGTCTAATCTTCTTTTCTTCCATCGTGCACCTCACAATATATATTTAATCCAATTGATGCCACACTCAATACAAGTGCTATTGCAATAGCCGCATCCAATCCTTTTCTGATTGCATAGTACACAAGAACCGCCGCCGAACAGGTGCTAATAATTGTTAATACTTTTCTTATAGACATATCTTCAAAAATGGCTTAGAATAAAATTAGGCGGTGGGTGGGATATTCCCACCGCCTGTGCCCTTACTTGAAGAAGGTTTCGTAGATCAAGCATACGATGGTTGCTATGCCTTGCAGGATGCCTGTTACGATTGCGACTTTTTCAAGTTTGGGCTTTTTCTTTTGTTTTTTCTTAGCCATTTCTTATTCACCTCCTTACAAGTATTATAATATCATACGGTGTACCGTATGTCAATACTTTTTATTAAAAAAGATGAAAAATTTCTGACCAGTATTCACTTTTCAATGTGCATCTTTATCTAGTATTTACTAGACTTTACAGGTAATTCTTCCCGAAGATCTCCCGGAAGCTCTTATCTGGATAGTGCTCTTCGAAAGCCTTCTGTGCCGCTTCGTGCAATATCTGCATATAGTCGCTGTTCTGGTGTACCGCATCCGGTCCCGTTCGGTGATGCTCCGGGCAAAGATAAACCTTCAGTCCATATTTTTCGGACAGTTTTCGGTTTGGTCCTCCAAAGCAATGATGCTCTTCAATCGTATAGCCCTGCTGCCTTGTCCCGAGCAGATCGCACATGTAACAGCATCCGTCTTTGTTCTGCATGATAGATCTACTCATGATTTCCCTCCTTGCTTTACTATCTCGATTGCTCTATCCAGTCCTCTGTGGTACAAGTCATCATATTCTGTATCCAAGCAAGGACATATTTCATCCACATACTTGTCAAAATCCGCATATGAAAGCTCTTTTTCCTCTTCCAGTTGTTTCAAAACATTATCTACGTTGTATGCCGTAGGTTCTGCGTCAATAATTCTGCAGAACCGTTGGTATTCATCCGGGCTCAAAGTGTACTCACTTACTCGATCTTTCAAGCTCATATCGTCAATCAATCTACTCATCATAAACCACATCCTTACTTACTTTCTTGGCAACCTTGATGGTGTCCTTATTCGTCTTGCTAACCGTGACCGTAACTCCACGTCCGTTATTTACAGTTATCTTTGCTATGTTCCGCCGATCGACCAGCTCCACACACTGTTTCAAATATTCACACACCTTTTCGTCTGTCTCGTGAATTGCAAGCTCAATGTTGTCCTTTGCTCTTTCCTGCCGTTCTTTTGCCCGCTGCCATATCCGTGCACCATTGCAGTCACACATTGTAACTGCCTTTTCTTCCGACTCATCATCGTCAACCGGATCATCAAAAAATACAATATTCTTGCAATATCTGCATGTTCCTTTATTTGTCATCACTTTACCCCTTTCTTGCTCTTATCCATTATGTTTCTCCATAATCTTCAGCAGGCTCTCAATCTCGGTATTCATAACCGCTGCCGTCTGTTTCGCCATGCTGTAGTTCTTCTGTTCAAAATACTTCGCCAGATCCTTCATATCATCTCGAAGCTCTTCTAGTGTCTCTTCGTATTCTGAATTGTCTGTATACCCCCAATACCCCGCTGGAGCTGGAGCATATGCTTCTGTCTGCTGTTCTTCGGTACCTTCTTTCTGATCAGCTTCCGCTGCATTCTTCACTTCTTCTGCATCTCTTTCCAGCACCTCCGGATCATGAGGCATCTCGACGATCACAGGCTTTTCATGCTGCTTCTCCGGTTCTTCTTTCTTCACCGGCTTGGCAACTGTAACTTTGCTTTCTTTCCGCTTCGCCGGCTTCTTCTCTTCATTTTTCACTTCCTTCCTCGGCTCTGGCTTCGGTTCTTCTTTCTTCTCTTCTGGATACGGATCATCATATGTCCTCGCCCAAACATCTTTGAGCATCTCATCTGGATATCTGCGCGCACAGATTGCAGATGCGGCGCTGCACAAGTCTTCCCAGCTTATCTGCCCAGATTCTTGGGTACGCATATTTACAATCTGGATATTTGCCGAAATCGAGCATGTCATCATCAGCCTTCCAACGCCCGGGACTCGCACGATGATCACTCTCGTCTCATCCGGTGCAATGATATCCATCATCTTGTTGATATCATAATCCGGATAAATCACGCGCGATAATCTCCGGAAATCGTCCGGTATATCATGCAGCCATGCTCTGACTACCTGCGTCAGCAACGTATCTTCTCTTTGTTTCTCTGGCTGTTCTGCTGCCTCAATCGCAATCTCGATATCTGTCACGCCCTGCTCTGCATCGTACTCCTTCTTGATCTCCCGGATTTCTGCCTTTGACAGTTCATCCGGAATCGTGTCTACAATCGCCTGCGGGAGTGTCAGCATCTCGGCAAGCTTTGCCATGCCGAACCCATGATACCTTTCAGCAAGGACGGGCGAATATCCGCCCTCACTGTAGCGCTTGTTAATGTTGATATATCTTGAAACTACGTCTTTTGACAATCCGTATTCTATCGATGCAAATTCAGCAACATTTCTGTATCCGCTCGACGCAAGCACATCGGTATCCTCCGCCTGTCTAAGCAGATAGCCGATTTTCACGAACCCGTCCGCTGCCTTATTCAGTTCCTGATCCAATTCCTTTTTGAAATCCACATATGATTTCTGATACATAATTTCGTTCATCAAATCGCCTCCATAAAATCTTTTTCCAATACATCTGCCAATAATTGTCCCGCCAATTTTCCGTGCCATACCTTATTTCCGTTCTTTCTAAGATTTGCATAATTCTCAATTCTTAGCTCATTTGCTTTTTTTCCCAGTTCCTTTTCCTCATCGGTCAGCTGTTTTTTATAATACTGCTGCCATTTTTTCAAAAAACTAACTGCCTTTTGCAAGTCTGCGTTCTGATTATCTCCTGTAGTTCTCTTCTGTCGTATGTTTCCAGAAGGCTCAACCTCTAGTGTGTACCATGGTACATCCGGCTGGTTGCTTCTTCGCAGGAAAAACAGATAACTCTCATTCTTTGAGATTCTGTCAAAGTAATAATCACAAGTATGTATGCAGTGTCTTAATATCGTTCCTTCTGCAACAATATCAAAAACATCTTTTGGAGCTATGATCATGTAATTGCCAAAATTAAACTCGAATTTTTTCAGTTTCTTCAATTGCTCATTTACCTTTGGCCAGTTCTTCTCAATCTCTTTCGCCTTCTTCTCCATATCCCCACGCTGAATATTCCGAATCATTTCATCATGTGCTCCTTTTACATCTTTTGGCTTCGCTATCTGTTCATTTTTGGTATTCATTTTCATCTGAGCCGCCATGTTGTGATAATCTCTCCATGTAACCAGAGCTTGTCCGATCGTTTCATCCATCATGTTTGCCTGCTTGATCAGGTAATTATGACATTGCACGAAGCTCATCTTTATGTCCAGAAATCCAAAACTCGAAGCTAAAATATCATTTTCTCCAAAGTCCTTAATCATTGCATCCGGCCAAATTGTATTTGCCTGTTTTTCATATTGCATCCAACGAAGCATTTTTATATTCGCGTTCATAGACGACAATCGTTTCAGTCTACTATTGTCAATTCTTAGCATTTTTGACAGTTTGGTTTCATTCTGTGCGATTAATTCTTTGTCATATGGTTCTTCCATTATTTCTTCTGCAAGTCTGAACATTCCAATTCTTGCAAGCATTTCAACAACCGGGTTGCCCTGTTCAATGGCAATATAATTTGTTGCCGATGTTGGTAGTTCATCCCACAGATCAATTGCGCTCCTCTTTAACAGCGAATGTTTTTTTAAGCTTGGAAAGTTTCGCTTATATAACTTTATCCGTGTATCCCAGTAATATGTTCTTTTACTTGGTATATAACTCTTGTCCAATATCCATCTATAATATTTGTTCTTGTATGATCCCCACCAATATCTTTTGATCACTCCATTATCGAATATCAAAATCCTTTCGTCTTCATGAGTGCATATATTTGGATTTTTATAGTCCGTTCCTCTGTACCATTGGTACTGCTTAAATTCTCTTATAACAATTCCATCCTTAAATTTTTGAATGATTTCTCCGTAGTATGTTCCTGTGCTTAATGTCTTAATTCTTCCTGATGCCTTGAATGTTGATCTGACTCCGCACGCAGGACACTTTATTGTCTTTCCATGCTTGGCTCCTGATATTGGCACGGTCTTCTTGCATCTTGAACAGTATCCGGTCTTCGCTCCTTTTGAATCATAGTCATATATCATATAATATTGGTTAGTGACGTCTTTTCTCATCCACTCTTTGAATGCTGGCAGGATTTTAGGAATCAGCGCCATATCTTCATCCCACGGCTTTTGTTCTCTATCTTCTTTTCGCTTTGTTTCTTTGTCTTTCTGCTCCTGCTGCCACTTTTGTATTCTGTAACCTCCTCTGCTAGGCTTTGAACCGTCATTTTCAATTTTCAATCCATTCAATGTCCTCATTCCATCGTTGCTTACAAAATATTTTGTGTTGCTATAATATCCAAAGCACGGTACATCCGGAAGATTTGTGAGCATTGACGAAAGCCATCTTACTTCGTTACCATCCTTATCCAGTTCCCTGGTGATATACTCCTCCCCTTTTGTATTCAAGAATATTTCATACCTTGGATTCTTTATGTCTTTTCTCATATCCTCAGGAAGAAACACCGCAACCTTTATATATTCTGATAGGTTTTGCACTCTGAAAAGCACATCATAAGCAGGTATAATTACTTTTCTTTTTTTATGGTTCCAAAGAGTCTCTTCTACCTCTCTGAACTGTGCTCCTTTTACCATCATTGCTTCCGTTGCCGGAAGTGCTCTCAGTTTTCTCAGTTCATCTTTTCTCATCTGCATTTCCTCCCATCCACCCTGTAATATGTGTCTGGCATGTATTCCAGCCCATCTACCTGGAATATCCCTACCTCTTCAATTTCTTTTGTCTTTTTTCCTTCCCGAAGCAAGAACAGTGTTGATCCTTTAGCCCCTGCTGCCTTTGGATTCTTCCCCCTTACAAGTACGATCCCTGTTCCATCGTCTCTTGCGCTGTCTCTTTTTACATAGCTACTGCATTTTCTCTCTGCGTGTTCTTGAAGCCATCTGCATTCAAAAGCTCCAAGCTGTTGCAACGTAATTTCTTTCAAGATTTTCATTTCTGTACAGGATATTTTGTCGGATCCATCCTCGTTTACATCTCCGCCCGCCTCTACAATGCAATATCTCGAAGAATCATTTTTGTACCAGCACAACACTTCTATAGGTTCCTCAACACAATGAAAGCCAGCGCTTGCACATTTTGCTGAATCTTCCTTATACGTCTTCCCTACTTCGTACTGAAATCTCCCTTTTCCCATCGTACACACAAGGTCTTTGTTGAAACCTTTGAACGCTATCATTTTTCATGCACCTTCCCCTCATAGTACGTATGCATCAGCTGTTTCCGTTCTGTACGCGTCGGGATCCCGATAGAAAACTCATGCGATCCGATCATGTTTTTAATTGTTGTAGTCTTCGCCACTATCTCTTTGTGCACCACAGCGCGATTCGTATATCCCGTCTCCGCTGTCAATGCAATATACCCCGCAAGGCTCTTCCCTTTCCGTCGTACCGCTATGGCAAACTCCCTGTCTCTCATGATCTCCGCTTTCAGCTCATCCACCCAGTCTTTAAGTATTCCTTTAACATCCAGATGCTTTGCTTCCACATCCAGCTTCCCGACCGCTGCCAGCTCCGGCGTAGTCAATGTATCAATCAGCCCATCGATATAATCCTCCACGTCATCTTTATCCAGTCCGTTTTCTTCCGCAAGTGCTTTGAGTGCGTCGACGTCGCCCTCCTGCAGTTCTGCTGCCGCAAGGCGATTGATCTCTTCAGCACTGTCCAACTCTCCAAATTTATCCCACATCTTTCATGCCTCCATTCTTCATCTTCTCCTGCATCCAAGCCTTCCACTCCCGCGTGTCCTCGGATACATCCCAATGCTCGTTTTTATTTAGTAAATACTCGACTTTTTCCCACATCTCCGCATTCTTAATCGCAACACCTCGTGCCGACTTCCAGCCGTTTTTCTTCCAGCCACCTAACCAGTCATTTTTCAGCGTCCAAAAGACATGCTCTGTACGTGTATGAATATGCACAATGCATTTCTTCTGCATGCGCTCCAGCGCCGCAATGAGTAAAGTCAGCGCGATAATGTTTGTGTTGCAATGTTCAAAATGCATCACATCGTACACGATCGCAGGCTCGCCATTGTACATCATCTGCCGTCCATCTTCGTATGCTTCCATCACGTACATACCATCTGCCTTTGTGGCACGCGGTGCAATCGTCGATGTCTCAATATATATCCTCACTTCCTGCATTTTCGTCTCTTCCTTTCGTTGCACCGGTGCAACTTCGCCAAATCGTCGCCCGGTGCTCGTATCACTCTCTTGGTCTGCTGTATCTTTACTTCCGTGTAATAGACATAGCTGTACCCTGTTGCCCGATTTATGCCAATTCGAATTGATTTTTTATCTATGTAATACCCCGGACGGGCTTCCGGTCCATCCGTGATGATCTTCTTCATTGTCCGCCGGACATATGCTTTCTTCTCCGGTTCCGGACGTACTAAGTTTCTACTCGAAGAAAGACTGGATGCGCGCTTGATCTCTTCCGGGTCAAATATGCTTTCCTGTTCAAGCTCTTCCGGAAGCGGCTTGCACAGGTACGATGCAAGCTGTCCGAATCCTTCCTCATCGCGGACCGGTTCGCTATGATGCGACAATCCCGGCCAGTTTTTCGCTATCAGCAGCTCTGTGTTCCATATTCGGTTGCAGATCAGGTGGATATGGATACCACCGCGCTTGCCTATCTCTACGCGCCGTACCCACTTCCACTTCTCGCCGTGTGCTGCATAGTCTCTCCGCATGCTCTTGTTAAAATTTGTTAAATCCTTTTGGACTGCATCCATGCTTTTCCGCGTACCTGCCGGGTACTTCAATGTGATCCAGCAATCGCCCGGTAAGAAGTTCGCCTTCAACAGGTGTCGGTACTTGTTCTCCTTGTTAATCTGATTCTGCCGCTTCACCTGCTCCGGTGTGGCTTTCTTTCTCTTTGCCCGTTTCTCACCCTTCGCTCCGATATGACCGGCGAACTTATATGCATGCTCTATTGAATTTGGAAAATAAAATGTATGTTTTCTGTATGCCATCTGGTGTATCTTCGTCCCTAACTTTAATATGCTAATACTGCCGAAAAGCGCGGTTTTATCCCGCTTTTCTTGACTTCGTAAGTTCGGTGTGATACACTCAAATTGTTCAGATTCGAGGTATTACACCTGAGCCGGTTTTCAGCCGGCTCTTTTTCTTTTCAACGCAGCTTCTCCGGTTGATTCCTGGTAGTATGTACCATTTTCCGCCACCCAGTACCGGTACCGGTCGCCATTCGCGATCCTGCTGCCTATGTACAGGCATCCTGTCGGTGGCTCCAATTCCGCGAAGCTCTTTGCACTCATATATGCCTTGTGCATGATCTCATCCATCTTCGTCACTTGTACGCCACCCTTCTTCGGTCTGACGTCTTGCTCTTCACGATCAGATGATCTGCGCAGTCTGCTTCCACGTTCCAGTTTTCCCAGCGCAATCCGTTTTTTGTCATGATTTCCTTTTGCTTTCGCGTCGGCTTTGCCGGACGCTTTAGTTTCTCGTCTTTCAATCTCATCTTCTTCCTCCGTTTCATTCGCCAGCGCGATCAACTGCTGCCAGATTGTGCCTACCAACATGATTCCAAATCCGTAAATCATACCCATCCAAAGTAGTACAGCACCTTCCACCATCGCGATCGTCGCCAGCTTATATGTTGTTATGATCATCTTGTTACTCATCCTCTCATCCCTTCTACTGATATTCCGCTTGCAGATTGCCCCATCCGATCTGTCTCGCGACCGATGTCGGATTGAACTGCGGCACCTTGCGTCCCGCTTTCAGATCCTTCCGATAGCGAAGAAAATCAACAAACGCCAAATAGTTGACATACGTCACCCCGCAGCCGTCTAAGATCGTATAGTTCCCATATCTACCACGCTGAACATACTCATCGATTTCTGCAAGCCGGTTCGACACTGTCCGTGCCGATATATCCAGCGACTTCATGATCTGTGCCTTAGTCACGTAAGGCGAAGCACTTATATACTTAATCGATGTTATCTCCATGTTCCTCACTTCCTTTCTTCCAGTTGGCGACAAGATGTCACCGACTCAACTAGTTACATTCTGTTACCGATTCATATCCGGAAACATTTTTTGTAAATGATATTTCTTTAATTTCTGAATCGCTTTCACCTGTCTTTCTTCCTCTTGGATTCTTGTATCGATACATCGCATCGTATTGACAAGCTCATGCTGCGTATCTATATTCGTATGCAGGTCGATCTCATACTCATTAAAAATCTCTGGTACAATGTTGAGTCCTGTCTGTGTTCTCCTAAGATATTCCGGCAAATTCATCTTGAAGATCATGTACACATATGCCGGTAAATACTTATTTGACACAACTTGAAAGACACAGTATTTTGATTCAACCTCTTTCTCTTCGTTCAGATACTCCATCTGGCCTTTTGTTGCCGATACCTGCACGCAGAAGCTTCCTTCCGGATATATCTTTGCTTTCTTTGCCCTTTCCCATATGCATATATCTTTGATTCTTACATGTTTGTATTTGGTCAGCTCCATAGCTTCAATACCTCCGCGATATCGCTCTGATAACCATCTCCAACAAGTTGTCGCATCATTCCCGCCAATTCCCGCTCTGTCTTCCTTATTTCCTCATCTGTTTCTTGCATCTGAGCTGTCAGCTTTCTTATATCCACCTGTTCTTCAGGCTCCGTAGTATCGATATAACGCGGTATATTCAAGTTATATTGATTTGCCTGAATCTCTTCGATTGACACCAATCTGGATATTTTTGCTTTTTCGATACGATTTTTGTAATTTTTTGCAATCTCGTGTACGGCTTCTCCGTCTAATTCATTGACCTTTGCCTTCTTTGTTGCATATTTCGTTGCATCCATTATGTACACACTCTCGGTATCTGCTTTTTTCAGACAGATCATCACAGTTGGTATGCTTGTATTCAGGAACATATTGTCTGGAAGACCAATAATCCCATGAATATATCTTTTTTCGATCAATGATCTTCTGATTGCCAGTTCTTGATTTCCTCGAAAAAGCACTCCATGTGGAAGTAGTACAAACGCTTCCCCACCATCCTTCAGCCTTGTCAATATATCGATTATGAACAGATAATCGCCCTTGCTTTTTGGTGGTACTGCATATTTTCGAAACCTCCAGTCCCCAACACCACTCCATGGCAATGAATATGGTGGGTTCGATATGATTGTCTGGACGCGTCCGATGTTTGGTTCCAGCTTTGCAATGTCACTGTATCGCGTTCCGGCTTCAAGCCGGTATGCTTCAAGCAACTCGCGTGTTGTTATATCCTCTTTTATTACCCATCCTGTTACGTTTCTAATGCTCATATTGAACAAAAGAAGCGGAAATACCGTTTCGCTTTTTTCAATGCAGATCACATTCTTTACACCATTTGCAATATAAGATATTGCAAGGCTTCCAGTTCCTGCGCATTCATCAAGTACCGCTGCCGGTGTTGTCGAAAGCTCATAAAATAATTTACAAATACAATCCGGCGTATAGTCCTGTTTCATCTGCTTTCGCTGGGCTGCCTCTGCCTGAAACACATCTCTGATGAAATCTGTACGCAAATCAATATCCTCAATAATCTTATTGAAGTATTCTTCTCTTCTCTGCTTATCAAAAATGATATCTTTTAGGTATCTAATAAATTCGTACATCTCGGATATTCCAAGTATCTCCCGAATATCCATATCCCATCACGCTCCCTTCTTCAATCGTTCCCGTTCCGCAACCAAGCTGTCTTTCGCCCGATTAAGCGACCGAATCTCCTCATCTATCTCCTTTAGCTTCATTGCTCTCCGGAACATATCTTTGAAGATTATGAGTCCAAAGCTCTTATACAGCTCTGCTACTTCTTCCTTACCGGATGTATTCCGAATTGCCGGATGCCACATGTATACGGTCTCAATCAGCTCGTACTCTTCATCTGTCACAGATCCGTGAATCAGGTTCTCGAATTCATTCTTCATCATCTTTCTCACATCCTCCAATCTGGACATCATCTCTGTGTCCCATCATTGCCCGGATATGCTTATTAGGCACATCCGCCATCACCGCATTCTCAAGCAGCTCCATCTTTGCTGCCTGAAACACCATATCGTAATACTGCGGCTGTTTAATCGTAATTGGCGTTTCTGCTGTAAAAGCGTCAACTATTCCCATTTTCTACTCGCCTCCTTCCCTTTGTCCTGCTATGCCTCCGGAATTTTCCCGAATTCTTTTTCGTATTTATCTACTGCATAATGCATCAGAAGCTTCTTCGCTTCTTCCTCTTCGATTGCTTCACCACGATGGACTCCGTAATCTTTTTCTCTTGTCAACAGCCAATTTCCTTTTTTGCTTTTCCATAATTCGCAATCATCTGTGCTTCCAACTTCTAGCCCAGGATATAACGACTGAGTAAATATGTTTTTGCATTGATACCATTTCTTAACATCTGCTACCTTTTCCATCTTCTTCGTGTCATATTTCAAACCATTAATTATGAATAGCATCTTTCGCACCTTCTCTCTTCCTTTACCCTGCTTCCTTTTTGTAACGCTGACGCTCTTCCGCTTTGCCTGCTGCCTTGCCTTCCGCGTAGGCGGACATTGCCATGAACATCATGGACTGCTCCGCGGGATTCTTTACAGACATCACAGATTCTGCCATGTTTTCAATGTTTGTCTTTTTCTCGTCTCTTGTCACTCTGTTCACCTCCTTGTTATCTTTGATTACATTATAGGTATCGCAGATTACTTTGTCAACACTTTTTTGTTATCTCTGATTACTTTTTCTATTGCAATTCATTCTTAAAGGTGGTATTCTAATGAAAACAAGGAGGTATTTGATATGGAACAAGGAGAAAGAATAAAACAAATACGTACTTCTCTTGGACTTACTCTCGAGAAATTCGGTGATCGATTAGGTGTTACAAAAGTAGCTATCTCAAATATAGAAAAAGGAAATAGAAATTTAACTGAACAAATGACAAAAGCAATTTGTCGTGAATTCAATGTTGATTACATGTGGCTGACTACTGGAGAAGGTGAAATGTTCGTCGCGACCGATGATGATTTTCAGGCACGTATTGATCAGATCATGTTTGGTCAGGATGAAAGTCGTAAAAACTTATTTAAGATGATGATAGATATGAGCGATGAAGATATTCATGCTTTGGAAAGAATCTTGAAAAACATATCTTCATTTTATGAAAACCAGAACAAAGAGGATTAAAAAGAGCTGGCTATTTGCCAGCTCCGATGTACAGATACCGAACAAAGTTATAAATCCGCTTCAGGATTTTATCGTCGTGTATCTTCCCCAACATATCGAGGATTGCTCTTTTGTAGTTCATAGAGTCCCCACCTCCTCTCTGGTATAGTAGCATATTTCGGGGTGATGCATGAAATAATTAGCGATATTTCCATAATTGTGGAAATTATTTCCAGTCAGATTCAAACAGATCAGTTATATGGACCTCAAGAGCTGCCGCCAGCGATTCCAGTTGCATCAATGTCGGAGATACTTTTTCATTTTCAATATTGTTGATCGTAGACTTTCCGATGCCAGACCGCTTTGCCAGTTCTACTAATGTGATCCGTTTTGCTGTTCTTATCTGCCAAACTAATATTTTCATTTAATATATGCTCCATGATTAGATTGTTTTTTATTTTTTGAAATAAAATACGGTTCTATATATGGTAAAACGATATTTAACAAAATATACGAGCTAAAATACGAGAAATTAAAAAATTTTAATATACAAAGGGGATACCTATATGGCAGTATGTAAAAGATGTGGTAAAAAAGGACTATTTCTTCATGTAAATGCAGATGGATTGTGCAAGAAGTGTATTGGTCAACAGGAAGCTTTACTTGCTGGAAAGAAGAAAGCTGTATTAGCTCAGGGAACGGATTATATTAAACTTATAGTTTCACTATATAATTCTGCGCATAATTACCACGAGTCCGACGATTTTGATCATGCTATGGAACAATGCACACAAATCCGAGAGACAATCAAAAAGCTTTCCGAACTCGACTACTTAAAAAATATTATGGATCTGAATATCAAATATGATTCAACCTTTGATCGTGGTCATGATTTCGGCAAGATTCCCGGATTAAATGAGATTATTCATAAAGACGATCCTACATACCCGAACAACATAATAGAAAAACTTTATAAACTTATTGATAATTGCGAGAAATATATTATAAATACACATGAAATCGCCTTGAAAAAAGCTGCATTTTTACCAACACTTGAATCTATTGAGTTATACCCTATCGAGTTATCAAGTGAAAAAATAAAGAAAAATGCATTAAGCAATATTGAAGATATTACATTCTCTTCTATAACAAAAAAATCCAACTATGAGCGGCTAGGTTTTTTCACCGTTGTTGATGTGGAAACAACCGGACTTACTGCAAGTAGAGATGAAATTATTGAGGTTGCCGCTATACGCTTTGAAGAATGGATTCCAATTTGTAAATTTGAGACTTTTATAAAACCAAAAAAAGAAATATCTCCAGAGATTACCGATATCAATGGTATAACAAACGATATGGTTGCAAATGCTCCAAGTATTCAAGCTGTGATACCTGCACTTTCTGATTTTATTGGAAAATCCGCGATTGTCGGACATAATTTATTGTTTGATATAAAATTCTTATACAAAAACGGATTGGATTTCTTTGAAGTCAAGCGGAAATATTATGATACCTTGGAACTTGCAAGAAAAATTCTTACAAAAGCAAAATCATCGAATGATATCTATGGAGATGTAAGTGATCATAAACTTACTACTCTTTGTGATTATTATTCAATTAGAGATAATCATTATGCACATAGAGCTGCATCCGATTGTCTCTCTACTGGATATTTATTCAATATCTTTGTAAAAGAACGAATTGGCATCGATGAATAATACTGTTGCACCGGTGCAACTTTTACAACTTGGGTACAGATTGTACCCTGCTTCATAACTTCATAACAAAAAGAATCCCCCGTGTTGGCGCACGAGGGACTCAGATACACCATCTAAGGGGATGGCATACATAAAACATACAAACATATTATACCATCCCCTTCTTTAATTTACAATTAAAAGGAGGGATTTTTTATGTGGTGTGAACCTAGAAAAAATGGAGTAGTTTATCGTGAACGATACAAAGATCCTCTGACTGAGAAAACTAAGGTCGTGACTGTCTTTAAGCAAAAAGATACTCCCCAAAACAAGAAAAAAGCGCAGCGAGAGCTTACTGCAAAAATTGAAGCTACGATTGAAAACCTTCAATGCACCGACAACACGGTAACTCTTTCTAAACTCCAAAAGGAATATCTGAAAGCCCAAAGAATCATTTATAAAGACAGCACAGTTGATCGGAATGAAAGTGTCACTTCGTCTGTCATAGAAATACTGAATCAGGATGCAATTGTCAACAATCTGACAGCACAATATGTAAAGTCCAAATTGCTTGATTCCGGAAAAGAACTTACGACATTGAACTCATACATAACACGCTTCAAAGCAATGTTGAATTGGGGATATGAGAATGACTATCATGATAATATGCGGTTACTTACGAAGCTCAAACAATTTAATGATACGTCAGATGACAGCGAAATCAAAACAAAATACTTGGAACCTGAAGAAGCAAAAAAACTTCTTAACTATATCCAGAATGACGAGAATTGGCGCTGGTACTACACAACATCAATTCTGTTGCTATCCGGTCTGCGCTTCGGCGAATTATCAGCACTAGAAATATCCGACATTGACTTGGATCAGTTAACAATTCGAATTTCCAAAACATACGATTCAAAGCACGACATTGTAACTACACCAAAGACTGACAATTCCAAACGTGTAATACATATCCAGCCGACACTCTTAGTAGAACTAAAAAAATGTATGCTATGGAGAAAAGAATTGATGCTTGCAAACAATTTCAGGTCAAATATTTTGATTCCAAACAACAAAGGTGATCATATGCAAATAGCTGGCTATGAAAAATACCTTCGTATCATATCTGAGAAGCTTCTTGCCCGACGTGTAACACCTCATATGTTACGTCACACGCACGCATCGCTTCTCGCTGCAAACGGCATGACTCCGGATGAGATTGCCCGCCGATTAGGACACAGCAAATCTACAATCACAAGCAAGATCTATATTCATGTTACACAAAAAGTTATTGAAAATGATAACCGAAAGCTAGATCAAATAAAACTCTTCTCATAATTTTTGCCCACTATCTGCCCACCTAGGCGATTTTTCAACCATTAAAAAACGGCGGAAACCCTTGATTCTACGTGGTTTCCGCCGAATAAAAAAGATGCCCAGAGCCGGAATCGAACCAGCGACACGAGGATTTTCAGTCCTCTGCTCTACCAACTGAGCTATCTGGGCATATTACATAATAGTAGCGGGGACAGGATTTGAACCTATGACCTTCGGGTTATGAGCCCGACGAGC